AAACGATTTTTGGCTCTTTATTCATATTTAAACCTGGACCAGATGTATATACACCTGTGTGTGCTTTAAATCTTTTACCCACCAAATCAGCTTGTGCCTCAGCAAGACTATTATAAACAAAAGAACCATTCCATTTAATGTCAACATTATAATAGTCTCCTGCAGGTGTATTTAATACGTCTAACCAAGTTTGATCTCCTAAATTTTTATTTTGGTATAAGTCTAAATAAACTCTTGGCCAAAAAGCACCTCCAAGAGTTAAAGCGGAAATGTCTTTAAATTTACAAGACACTGTATTTACATTTATAGCAGTAACTTCTACAATTTGGCATTCTCTAATACCTAAACTTCCACAGTTATCGTTATAAAAGATTACTGTAGGTGAAGTAACTCCTAACGTACTTGTTATTACATTAGGAATTACAGTTTGCCATCCAGCTTGTGTACCTGGATCAATTATTTTAACATATTGGATTTCTCCTAATGAATTTAGCTTTGCTTGTACGTTGCCATTAAAATTAAAAGTATTTCCACATATTGTTGTTATACCACCGTTATATGAATTATCTTCTGACCTAAATGTAAAGTTATACTTAACTGCTTTATTTGTGGGATCTTCCCATGTAAATAAAATTTTACCATCACTTCTAACTGATGATAATAAGTTTATAGGAGCTTCATCATCTTTTTCAACAAAAACTCTTCTATCAGTATAAAAACCAACATCACCGCTAGCTAAAACCCCTTGTGGTAATTTATCAGTAAGACCTTCAGAAAATGCACACGATAACGTATATGTATATTCAATAACTGGTGCATTAGTTGAGTTTAGACTTATGTTGGAAATTGCAATGACTGAACCTTTTACCCAATCAAAGTCATATATAGATTCATTCTTTAAAACAAATGTATCTCCTACTTTTATCAAGTTATTGCCAAACAAGCCTCCATATACACCATTATCTGTTACTTCATAAGTAACAGTAATTTGATAATAGTTATTATTTCCTGTTTTAGTTTTGTTTGAAAAAATACTATTTACTGCACAATTATATACATCTACATAATCAGGGTCATTTATTTCTGATGTATACATATATCCTTGATTTGGATCATTTACTGGAGTATTACCATCCTCAATAGGATTAACCCGTAAAGCCTCATCAAGATTTCTTTGAATGACTGAAATGCTATTTCTGTTATCTTGCTTCATATACGTTTAAGAATGACTTTTTAGTTTCAGTTTTTTGATTGCCGTTAGTATCTGTAATGGTTAATTCAACATCAAACGCACCTGTGTAATCAAATGTCCATAACATTCGGCTATCTACAGTTTCAGCAAGTATAGTATTGCCATCTTTTAATTTCCAACGATAGCCTGTCTTACCAACCATATCACTTGCTTCAGCAGATAACATTACAGAGCTTCCAGATGGAATCTTAGTTCCATATTTTCCAATTCGTGTTTCGTCCCATGTATATGATCCGCTAATAGCTCTTACATAAGGTAATCTTTCAGATTGAGATTTTGCATTTAAGTAATTGCTAAACACTGGATCATTGGTATATGAATATGCATACGGTAAAGTATCTGCTGGGTACCATCCGTTAACACCCCAAGGAGACGTACCTAAACCTATATAAGTTTGTGCATAACGATATTTAGACAAGAAATCTTGAAGACCGTATTCAAATGAGCCTACTCTATTAGTACCAAATCCAAACCACTGATAGAAGTTATTCATAGGGTATGTATGTCCTATTGTTGTGCTAACCGTTGTTTTTGGATTTTGCGGCGGTAAGAATGTTACACCATTTGTTCCTACAAGATATCCTAAGTTATCACCGCTTGGGTTTGTTGCAAACGCAAAAATCTGAATATCATTTTGTGTTAATCCGTTGGATAAGAAAGGTATTGTAATAGTAACATTAGGAAGAGTTATTTGTTCAATATCAAAACTACCATTAGTTACATTACCACTTAAAGGCTGGCTAAGAATAATTTCACGAACCATTCCACTTACTGTAAAAATTTGTAAAACTTTTGCAGGAATTGCTGGAGCAACAGGTAAGTTAATACCAGTCACTACTTCACCAACTCTAATTACTCCTTCATGTAAACCTTGAATGCTTGTTAAACGATAACTTCCATTTACACCATTTGCAATAAAACTACCTTTCTTAGGAATATTTTTATTTACGTATGTTACATTGTAATTTGTTAATAGCGGATCTATTGGAAATGCTGGTGAAACCGAAGTTACTTTTGTAGCAGGTTCAACAAGAGGAGAATATAAAACGTCACCGTTTGTAATTGCTACACTACTTTCATAAAATACACCATTAGGTACAAGATAAGTGTTTATCTTAGTTTTTCCTACGTATTGGAATCCGCCAGTTAATGCAGTAAAATAGTTATCATCAACGTAGTTTGCGTCAATATACAATAAAGAATTATTCGTTGCGCTATACAATCCATAGTTAAATTTACTAATTCCTGAGTTATCAGAATTATTTAGTTCCCACAGTGCTTGAGCAAACTTTTCTGAATCACTCATTCCTCCAATTATTCCAGTAAAGTTAAATGTAGGTAATTCATTAAACTTAATACCGCCATTTGTGTCAACTGTATCAATTACATATCCACACCAAAGATTATCAACATAATCAAGTGTATCATATGTATTTCCGCAAAAAGTGTCCCATGTTAATTCTTCATAGTTTTCCCAATCTTGAACTCGCGTTCCTAAATGTCTTTCTGCGTAATCTTCGTCAAATCCTTGTTGGCATGCGTGAAAGTATGTATCACTTCTATAAAGCTCAAGATTATTATCATCAAGAGTTAATAGAGTTCCAGCTCCACCTTTCCAAGTACCAGTGTTTAGGATTTTCATTGAATAACTATTTCCAACAATACCATGATCATAAAACCAATTACGATTATCAGCTTCATAAATAAGTCCAAAGTTAGTTGCATTTGTAAATGAACCTGCTGGTGGAAATGAATTATAGTCAGGTATGATAGTTAAATCTGTATTAAAATCTTGGGCCCAACGTTGACGAGTTGTAAAATCATCATATTCATATTCTAAGTAAATAGAATTACTATTATTATAGAATGTATTAAGTTGAGCATTTAGTTCATTTAATTCGCCTCCACTTAAACCTATAACATCTATCACATAATAGTCGGTTTGCCACTCATTATATGTAGGGCTAAGTGTACTTGTATTTAAGTAAGCATGTTTAGTTCTAAACACCTGTGTATAAATCTCTTGAGCGCCATCATAAACGTATAAACGTATTCTTGTAAAACCTGGACGAATTTCATCTATAGGATTACAGGTTAACTGTTTAGTGTTTAAAACAATTTGCCCAATATGATCACTTTTTTCTGGATCGTCTGGTGTTGTGTTTATATACATCCAAGCGGATTCAGAAACTGTGTTATTTACAGTTATTGTGATATCATTAGCAGTTAATGGAACTCCACCAATTGCTGCTGCACTAATTAATATAGTTTCAGAAATAGCAAATCCATTTCCACCATTTGCTAATGTAATTGTGTAATTTCCAAAAGCATCTATATCAATGTTCCACATAGAGTTTACTCCACCACCTGATGCAGAAGTCTGTGGTACATTAGTAAAAGATGCAGGACCTGGCGCACCAAACCCTGTAAAAGTAAATCCAAGAGGATCTACTGCTGTTACATTATTTGACCAATTAAGATTTCCGTTTAAGTAATTGTTATCTCTTACTTTATAAATTCTTCCGTAAGCACCTTTCTTATTTAATACAGTACTTCCTGCAGCTCCGGCAATTTCAAAAATATCTTGTGAATCTTTACTACGAATAACATTTCTACGAGATATAGGAGTAGATCCTTCTTTAGTTAAAACAAGAAATTCACCTGTTTTAAAACCAGTTGGATTAGTAGCCTCGTCGTAAATCTGATTTCCGTTTACAGCAACTGTTCCTTCAATTTCTCGAAGAACTTCCCATGTTCCAAAGCTTGCGATAAACGCTTGTGGTGGTTTAGTTGCAAGCTCTATTGATGTTTGTCCAGGAACTGAATAATCAGCTGATAAAATTTCTAATTGATATATGACTCCATCTCTACGAAGGTAAATCCAATCAGTTGGATCGTATGAAGGATCCAATGGTTGTCTAACTATTTGACCTGCAACAGTAATTGTAGGATTAACTGATGGAAATGCAGATGCATTATCAGAATAGCTTAACACAACTCCCTCTGCAAGATCTCGAGAAGATATTTGAAGGACCTCGATTTCATTACATGGTGGGAACGATGGATTATTAACATCTGATAAATCAGTCACAACTAGGGTATCCCAGTTAATATCGCAGTCTATCCAACGTGTAGGATTAAAAGTTATATTTGTCCAACTGCTATTTGCGTTATCCCAATTATACTGAATAGGACTAGGTGCATCAAGTGGAACATTAGCTTGTATTTGCGCTGTCGATGGATTAAGACCCGGTGACTGAATTTGTTCAAACTCATTCCAAGTATCTTTACAATCATCAACGTTTTTATTAATGAAAGCAAAATCTGCTTGAGGTACATAAACTTCAACAGCATCACGTTTAATACTATTAGACTTACTGTTTGTTGTATCATATACATCAAGTTCTATAGTATATTTTCCAGTGTAAGGTAAAATTACAGTATGACTTATTAAATCATCAATACTATTTACACCTGATCTGTATTCGAAAACGCGAGTAGGGTCAGTAGGACTTGTTAATGAAGCTTTCCATTCCATTTGATAAAAATCAGCTCTGCCTAAATCATTCCAAGTATACATAACAGTTGTATGTCCACCACTAGTGTTAACAAGAGGGTCGGACGTATATCCAAAACCACCAAATGTAACACCTACACCTTGATGAATGTAAATCTTTTGACCAACTACTGCTGATGAATAAATTACGTTTGCATCATATTTTTCTAAATAGATATCATTACCTATGATATTACCTATAATCGTGCCTTCTGGAATACCAGCACCGGTTATGATTCTATTAATAGTAATTGCGGATAAACCGCCAGCAGGTATGTTTGGCGATACTGTAATAAGATCGTTAGATCCACCCCAAGTACCAATGTTAGCTATTGTGTATTCTACAATGTTTAACTTGCCATCACGAATTTGCGAAGTAAAAGTTGCACCGTATCCGCCGCCACCTGCACTTTTAATCATAGGAGAATAGTTATAACCGCTACCCGGATTAACAATTTCAACAGCAATTAAATTTCCACCAGCTCCAGGTAAAAGAGTGCCGTATGCTTTAAGTGTTGCATTATTACTACCTGTGAAAGTTAACCAAGGAAATGGTAATTCATCCCATGTAACATCAAATGAAGTATTTAAGTCAACGATTGCACCAATTGGAATATTGGCAGAATCACTGTATTTTTTAACACTTTCGCTATCACTAAAGTAACTAACAGGTGATGATGAATTTTTTGTAACTACTAACGTTCCCGTTGGTGAAACAGCGCCCGGCGCGTTCCATAAGAACTGTATAGTAGGATAAACGCCGTAACGTAATCCTTTATCATATAAAGTAACTTCTTCAACCTCAAATGAAATTTGCGAAGAATCAATTGTAAATCCAATTGCTCCTAAAGGAATTTCATATTGAAGACCAACTGGACGTAAAACTGTAGCTTGTGAAAACGTAGTTGGCAATGAACGATAGTTACTACCTTGTTGAGGGCCAGTATTTATAATGTAATCAGTAACACCTCCACCTAAATTAATACCAGCAACTTCAATTCTTAATGGCACATCATATGTACCTCCTTGAAGAGTTATAATATCACCAACTTGATAGTTAATCCCAGAAATAGGTCCAGTAATTGCTATCGGTCCAACTGCTTCTCCGCGAACTTTACATTCACCTCTTGCTTGTTGTAAAGCAGATCCAGGAAAAGTAATTAATGGAATTTCTCCAAAGAATCCACTACCGCCATAAGTAATGATAACATCACTAATGTCGTATGAATCCGCATAAATAGATAATGAATCTGTAACTTCAGGAGTTAACAGACCACCATTTGCATTATAAGGTCTAAGATCCACAATTTGAGATCTCTGTGTATTTGTAAAGTTTAATCGTTTACCTGCATTAATTAAATGTCTATCATTTCTATCATTCCAAGTATTAACTGCGTATCTTTCATAATAAACACCTTCACCAGTAATATCAACAATTCTTGTATTTAGTGGAAGGAATTTTTGTTTAAGATAGCCTTTAAGTGCAAATAACTTGATTAAGACTTCTTCATTAGTATATGCAAAAGCATCTTCTGTTACAGGAATCCCAAATTCATCAACTTGAGCAGAATCTCTTACGATATCGTAAAAAAGTCCAAATAGATTTGATTTCTTATAATGTTTACTTGGTAGTAAACCAATTTGTTCTCCACTTACATTTTTATCTTTAAGTTGAAATGCAATAGGAACTTGTCTGTACTTGTTATAATAAGTATCATCAACATTTACATTTAACCAATATTCTTTAATTCTTATATCATAATATCCAAACCAATTAATGATATTAACTAATCCTTTATAAGCACCAACATACGGCCAGATCTGATCTCCTTGAAGAAGCATCTCTTTACGTTTTTCATTAAGTAAAATGTAATTAGGATTATCTTCATTAACGTCAGAATCTCTAAGTATAAGTTCTTGGTCTGTTGTAATATCACGACCTAAGTTTTCAAGCATAGAACCAAGACGCTCATCCTCGGCAACTACTTCACCTTCAATGTTTAATGAAAATAGAATAGTTTCTTTATTTACGTACGTTACATCAGCAATTTCAAGTTGTCCTGCGTACACACCTTCAACATCAGCTTGTAATGCAAAATTAATCTGAAGTGGTGCTTTACGTAAATTAGGATCAAACACCTGACGACTAATTTCGCCGTTAGGTCCTAGATTATTAGATTGTTGAATAATAGCATCAGGCGATGAATATGGGTCAGATGAATCTAATGTAAATGCAATAGTTTGTGATTTCTTAATCGTTGGGTAATCTACACCATATTCTACTTCATATAAAAACCATTCAGGATCTGTTCCTGTTCTTATTCTTACCTCAAACTGTGGAATAGCTGCGTACGAAATTGGTACTACTGTTGTTGATATAAGTGTGTTAAAAGAAAACTTATACGGAAGTACTTGTGTAACTGAATAAGATCCAGCTAACGGTCCACCATAAACATTAATAGGAGACCCTACTTTTAAGTTATGCGGTATGTAAAAATCATATGTATTTGTTACACCTATACTTGTAGACGGATTACTTAAAGTAATTTCACCAAGTACTATGTTAATTTCTAATATAAGTGTGTTAGACGTTATTCCATTTCCTAATACTGTCATATTAGTAGATAACTGACTAATTACCACAGGACTAATTCCTGTAATAACAAAAGAGTTTACAGCTTTTACTATACCTGTAGATTGATAGTTTTCAACTTCCAACGTAGCAGAAGATCCGTTAGTCACAACACTTTGTACAGGTTGCGTGTAAAGATCAATTCTTGGTAAAACATATGAAGTGTCTCCATTTGAATCCAAGATTTTTTCAATCATGAAAATATTTTCAGATTCAATTAATCCTGCAGAAACAGGAGGAAGATAATATGAATTGTAAATTGTGTTGGCAACAATCGGCCAACCTAGTGTGTTATACACTGAAGTTGGGTCTCCGGCAAAATTAAAAGAAGCAATTTCTCCTAACACAGTTAATCCTAAACAAGCTGGATCACTATCCCATTTTTTATTAATGACAGGGCGAGTTTCAAAATTTACATAAGTATCTGAACTATAGTTTATACCCGGATTGACAATCTGTACATACTGCATAGTTCCAGCATAATCAGTGTACACACGGATTTCACCACCTTGGCCTGCACCAGTAGGATCTATAACAGTTGCGGTAATAGGAAAAATCTCCGTAGAGTTAATGTTATTTCCGCTTTTGTTAAAAACTTTAAATTGTCTGTTTAATAACATTAGTTAAGATATTTGTAGTTTTTATCAACCGTGTAATTCATAGCTTTTTTAATCATGCTTACTCGGTCAATCATATAAACCATCATTTTTTGAAGTTGGCTTAAGATCTCTTCTCTTTTAGGATCTGACAGTAAATAAGTAGAAACAGACTTTCTAAACAAGTTATTTCTCCAGTCATACCCAGTATTTTTTAAATCATCTTGAATATGTATCATATATTGGTAATAGCTCTCTCGAGTTAAATACTTACCTTCTCTTGGTTCTGCCATCTTACGTATTTTTTATTGCATCAATGTTAATGCGGTGAAGTTCCATGTTTAATGTGTTTTCTGAATCTTTACCGAATACCACGTTTATGCTTCCAGGTTTAGAAGCATCTGTTGAATCATAATATGTAAAACCTGTACGATCATTCCAACCTCCACGAATAAGCGCATATTCACCACGGCCAATAAGTACATCTCCATATTCATCAAGACCTTTAGGTGCAGCCTCAGCATTGGCAGGATCTGACTTAAATACTTCATTTTCTTCGCATACAAACCAAACATTAACAGAGTCAACTCCAGCTACACTTTCAATGATAGAAACTAAATCAGATTTTGGAATCTTGTCTCTACGGCGATTCTTTAAAAAGTAATCCGAACATTTTGAAACTATAGATTGACGAATAACATCTTTGCTGTATCCTTCAAAAGAACGAACACTAATGTTTACTACATATTTCTTAACAATAGGATCAACAATCTTAACAACCGTTGTTAGAATTTTTTGACCGCTTTGTTCTATAAGATCATATATCTTATTCTTTTCTTCTGTTGATAATAAGAATAGATTAAGAGGTGTGCTAAAATAATCAGCATTAGAAGGTTTACGTTTATTTACATCAGGTATAAGGAATAGATAAACTACATTATCATCGGTAAGATCATTATCGCTGAAAGAACTAAACGCATCAATTACGCTAAACATATTAAACTTCTCTAAGAAGTACACATAGTTATCCGCATTTGCCAAGACATACGCACGACTTGTTTTAGGCGCAAGTATACGAGTTAAATAAACGGGTTCACTATCAGCACCAAAGTTAATAGGCAGACCAACTCTTACATTTAAGGCAGTATTAAGATCTACAGTGTCACCTGCTAAATCAAATCCATCATCAGTAAATGAAAACTTAGGTTGGTTATTGTCAAAAATATTTCCAGCATTTCCAGCATTGGTTAAATACTCAATTCTAATAGTAGAACCTAATGCAGGAATACTTCCAAAGTATGAATTACCAAAGTAAGCATCAAGACCACCGTTAATACCTGTCTTAACAACTACGCCTTTTGCTTCATACGGAATATCATAAATAGAATCATAAACTTTCCATTTTTCATTATTCACATAAATGTTGACAAATCCGTTGTCAACTTGATAACCTTTTTTAGGATTAACGGAATATGATTGTAAAGGTAAACCAGTCCCAGTTACTTGTTGAGACTCAACTTCACCTTGGAACAGTTTAACTTCAATAGATTTTTTAGCAACAAGTTCAAGACGAGTTTCTTCAGTGTTTAAAACTATAAGATAAGGTAATCCTGTGGCAGTATTAACCATTCTTGTGTAATTTGGTATAATTACAGTATTCCCGTACATATCAATTTGTTCACCACTATAAGATAAGATAAGAGTACCGTTTGCTGATATAGCACGAGTAGGGTTGTGACCAGCAATTCTGGCTAAACTTTTAATAGAAATATCACGAGTAGCTGTATAGATATTAAGTTCAGTAATACTGTCTTCAATATAGTACAAAATAAGTTTACCCATATCAAGAACCACGGACAGTATTTGACCATACGCACTTGCTGGACTGAATACTTCAGCTGATTGTTGAAATGTACTTGTAAGATACTCCCTAACATCAGAATACATCTGACTAAAGGATATCCTATTGACTTTAAATATTTCCATTTATATCTGCTTATTTTGCGAGGACGCCAATGAATTTGGATCCATCTATGTATATATCAATGAAACATAAATCCCTCACTTCCCCAGGTTGAAAGTTCACAGAAATTTCTACATTGTATTTTCCAGCCTCAGGAACAAAAGCAGCAAGTTGACCATAAAATGTATTTTGTAATTGTGCAGTATTAACATTAAGATCAAATAAATATTCTTCAAGACTTAATCCTAAATTAGGAGACCCAAGAACTTCACCTTTTTGTGTAAAAATGATCATACGAATTTTAGTTAGAAGTGCTTCTAACTCACTACCAGTTTCTAATTGAAATGGTTGGTAACTTGGATCATTTATATTTCTACAGTATATTTCTCTTAACATTTATTAATGAGGTAAATTAGTGGAATAAGAAGAACCAGTCTGGACTGTTCTCATCGTCTATTCTTTGTTTAACTTCTTTAAGCTCTTCATTGCCTTCATCTTTAATTCCACTTGCATCAACTTCAATACCGCCTGGCAAATTAAACTTAAACGTTCCAAGTATTCTACCTAAAGATATTTTTGCTTGTGCAATTATGTATCTTTGAAAAAACCAATCATCATATAGTTTGCTTTCTTCAATTTTTGCATATGTTTGTAAAAAAACGTTTCTTTTAGGATCACGCCCTACAATTTTTAAACGATGTGTATTACGATTATAGTCAAACCCAATTCTTTCAAGAATAAACGCTTTCGTTAAATCCCAATATGAATATTGCGCAGTTCTAAGAACAAGGTCATCAGATTGAAATGGTGATAAAAATAATTCTGAAGCAATAAGTCGGTTATCAGAAAAATCTCGGTCAACAGAACCAAGACGTCCACCTCCTGTTATTTCTTTTACTTCAAAAACTGTAACAACACAGTCTGGCAATAAAATACTTCTTGATTTTTTAAACTCTGGCTGTCTAAACCAATCTTTTTCTATTACATAATATTGAGTCTCTACAGCAGGACCGTAATTAACATAAAACCAATTTAGCGCTTGGTCAATAATACGATTTGCTTCTCGCTCCGGAATAGAATACGGAAGTGAACCACTTGCTGTGATTTCACCTGTTACCATTTCTATAAGTTCTCCTCTTGTCATCTTAATTCTTTTATTTACAACAAGTTAGCGCATTAGTGCCAAAGCTCCTAATTCACTTAATGTAACTTTTACACCTTTGTCTTTACCATTAGAAGAAGAGTGGTATAAAACACCCGCATTAAATAATCTTTTAAAAACTTCACCTTTAACTAAATCAAAGCTAATTGTGTTACTTACGTTGTCCCATGAATCTATTACATATTCTGGTTCAATCCAGCCGTATCCGCTTTTAATGTTTTTAATTAAAGTTTCAACGTCTTTATCAAATTGCTTAACAGCGCCTTCATTAATATAGTCTTCGTATAGTTTAATATGTTTCATATGTATTCTTTTATTTATGGTATAACGGCAGTAACAGCCATTTCATCTTTAGGGTCTTCTGGTAAAGCTTGTTGTTCTATCTTAGAAACAAACACAGAATCAACTTCTTCAATTACATCACCCATTACATCATCAAGAATATCATACCAAACTTTTGCTTTAGTAAAAGATACTCTAGCAACTGTTCCGTATCGAGTTTCTTCACCTTCACCAGTTACGTATTGTACATTATCACCAACACCGTGTGCTGCTGGGAAATTAACTTCTTCGTTTAAAAATTCTGTATAATTCTTCATTATTTCTTTGCCTTTTTAATCTCTTCTTTTTTACCAGTTTCCTCGCTTTTAAACCCACCATCAGATTCAGATGGCTCAATTAGCTCAACGATCATGGTATCTTTGGAAACTTTTGCAAGTTTTCCAATTTCACCATTACGAATAACTCCTTTATTAACTTCACAGTTAATAATGAAACGTTTATTCTCAATGAAACAGTCATTACATACATTAGTAACGTGGAGTGGAGTATCAGCAATTTTAGAGAACTCAAAAACATTCTCTTTCATAGCCCATGAATTGGTAATTCTAGAGTTCTTAATAGTAGAGTTATAAAACCAAGAACGATCTATAACACCTTGTATTTCACAGTTTATAAATTCTATGTCTTCAACTTTACAGTTATTTAGTTTAGTATCTTGAAGTTGGAAACGTCCTAAGTCAGTATCATAATTAAACTTTCCTTTTGTCATTCCACCTGTAACCACAAGATCAAACAATTTTTCTCTTAAATTACCCCAAACAGCTGATAGAGTTTGATCATCTTTAATCATATCCATTGAAAGCTCAATGTCAGGATAGTTCTTTTTAAACTCGCCGTATTTAATAAATGATTTGTAAATGATTTCTTGTTTCTCCATCATACCTTTAAACTTAGCACGGTCAACTTGTGAATATTGACCGTTAAAGTTTAATGTGTTAAACATGTGTAAAATGTAATAATCAACAAGACTAAGAATCTTACGAGCTTTTGTATGATAATCTTTACCACCCATGTATCTGTACTCTAAGTATCCTTTCTCAAGTTTTAAGAAATTTACACCAAAGTATTTTTCATCAGGAGTTGCCATCGTTGAACGCGAAAATTCTTCTAATGAAGGTGAGTAAAACATAATCTTATTAGGTCTAAGATTTTTTATACTTCTTGCATAAACCGAATCTTTTCTTTGTGGGAATACATCATAGATTCTTCCTTCATCAAAGTCAAGTATAAATTTAGCAACATTCATTTGAGGAATGCCAACTAATGTAGGTAATTTATTAGAATCAATACTAATGTTAGCATGTATAGAACATCTTTCATTTGTATAGCCGTTATCTTTAATCCACTCAAAAACTTTGATTAAAACATTACGGGCATCTTTGTAAGACATAGGGCCCGTAACAAGTTCCATCATATTTTTACCTCCTGAATAATCAGGCTCTAGTTTAAAGATATCAGCAGTAGGCGTAATTGGCGAATGATATAGAGGTTTTGGCTCTGTAATGTTACTAAGTGCCATCGGGATAACCACCCTCTTTTGGATATACTTAGCTAAACCGCGAGCGGTTTTTTCAATGGATAAATTTGAATAAAACTCAAATTCATATCCAATTTTTCCACCGTCAAGTATTTCAGCATCAGTATAAGACTTTTTAACTTTCATTGCGTTTCTTTGCCTTTAATTTTAATTCGTAATTTTCTATACACTCTTCGCATACTTCAGCTCCATCTGATGCTTTCTTAAGTTGACATGAGCAACCTAAATTTGTTTTACATCTTGGGCATTCTGCCATCTTACGATTCGCTTGGTAATGTTAAGAAAATTTTATCGTTAGCAACTCTTTCAATAGTGACCATAACTTCATCACCTATATTGAATCGTTTCTTTTTCATTTTAATTTCTTTTTGGGAAATAAGTCCAACCATATCTTTTTGAATTTTAATTAATGCGCCGAATGGTTGAATCGACACAACTTCCCCACTACGAATAATTCCAACGTTTTGATCTTTAAAGTCTTCAAGTTCTTTTCTACGGAACGAAGGATCTTCGTCAGATAAAATAATTTTCTTATCTGGAGTAATCTCTCTAATCCAGAAGTCAACTGTATCTCCAGGTTTAAACTCAAAGTTCTTAAACGATTCTTTAAGAGTTGGCGACATTTTGCTGCTGTGAAGTAATCCTGTAAAGATTTCATCAAACTCAACAAAGATACCGTATTTTGCAATACCCGTAACTGTCCCTGTGTATTTTGCATCAAGGTCAAGTTCTTCAATTTTTGTTGGAAGAACATACGCAAGATATTTCTTATAAGAAAATACGAATGTACTACTCTCTGTAAGATAATCTTCAACCATCACTGGAACTGTTTTGCCAATCATGCTATCAAAGTCTCGTACCACATTAGCTGCCGCAAGAGATCCAGGAAGGAAACCGTTAATACCTTGAACCGCAATAATAAATCCACCTTGGTTCTTACCTGTAATAGTTCCGTAATAAGCTGTTGTAGGTTTTCCAATCTGACCAAAGAAATCTTCTTTGATATGAGAAAGCTGTCCTTCATATAGAGATACCTTAACATAAGGTTTAATCATCTCAACTCTTACATGATACTTATTAGCACAGAAATGTTTTTTACCTTCTTCGGTTTGTAAACTTCCTACTAATTCTTCTTCAGTCATTCCTAACATTGTTAAGAACTTCTTCTCTTGCTCCAGATTAACTGTTGCATCAATAAAACCTGTGAGTGTAACGTATAGTTCACGATTAGCGCCAACTCTTACATCTACAAGTTTATAAACTTCACCTACTTTCGGCTCTTTATTTGCCGTTTCAGTCATTCCTTGATACAACGAAAGTAAATCTTCCGCGTATGATTCGTGACAATAAACACTATTGCCAGCTTTACTACTCAATTTTGAATTTGGTACTAACTTGCCGTTTGTTGCAAGGATTGCCCAATAGTTGTCATCAAAAATTTCGTCTTGTTTTTTTAGTTCCATATTATTGCTTTTTGTATATATCCGCGATGTTTGATCATATATTTTTAAGGACTTTAACTTGTAAAGAATCCGTATGTGTTTTTTCCTTGCTTGCACCATTTTGCAAGATATAATAAGTAGACAACATTTGTCATGGTTAATCTTTCATACACAGGTAAATCATCTTGTATAAAAGGTAAAAGTTGAGTCACGATAGGTCCTACATTAATTTTAACATTAGTCTTAACAGTTTGACCATTCTTTGTATATTTTAACGGAATGTTAACAGTTGGTATGTCAAGCGCGGAAACTTCAGACGTGGTAATAGAATCAATATTTTTTGGTCCACGATTTCCTACTACAAACCAAGACTCTTTTGCTTTAACCATTCCTATCGGAAACGGCCAACCTGGGTTTACTATATAGATAAAAGGTCCAGGACAAATACCGCACATAGTTATACCTATCACAATTAATGCAAGATCCGATGGTATAACTGCAAGAGGTGTCCAGATAATAGGAAAAGGAATTTTAATCAATCCACTTGGTGTAGGTATAATGATACCAATTGGCCAGTATGTTGGTAAAAGATTAACAGTAGTTGCTCGCTTACAATATTTTTTCCAATATGCAAGAGATGTTGCAGGTGGAGATTTTGGGTCTGGGTTTCCGTTTTCTTTATCATTATCAGCAGGAGCTCCAGCACCACCACCGCCATCACTAAATGGCCAAGGAATGATTTTAGTTTTTTTACCTTCGTACTTCCCAACTGACGCAGGACCACCGCCAACCATTGCACAACCACTTGTAGTTATACTTTTAATGATATTAGGAAATGAATCTATGTATATCTCTGTTTCTACTATCTTTTTACGAATAATTACATATTCATCATGAAGTTTTTTAAAGGCTGCTTGCGCATCTTGGCGCTTCTTATCAAGTTCAGTAGTTTTATTTTTACCGTTTTGAATAAATATGGATCCGTCATTTAATAAATAGTAACCAAAGTTTTTACAATATTCTACAACTGCATCATAATTATCGGTAGCAAGTTTTTCTATTACTGCGGGTAAAGCTCTTTCTTGTAAACTTAAATCACCAGTTTTTTGTGTTACTGTATCAGGATCGTCAGCCGGTTTAATTCCTTTAGAAACTGCTGTTGCTGTGTTAAAGAAATCATAACGAGTTTTCCACATGCTACCTGCCCATCTACGAGCACCTCCTTTAACTTCAAAATCATAATCAGTTGGTGAAGTTTGAACTCTAATTAATGTGTTGTATGAAAAGATATCTTTTTGGTTTATATCAAAATGAATCCTTGGTTGTAAAGGGTTAGGAATATCAGTCCATCTATCAAAGTATCTACCCGCCAACAATATGTTATTTGTAAAAGGTTCTATGATAGCAGGTAATCCTGTTAGAATGTCAATATACGGAGAAGAAAGTTTATCACCTGACTTAAACGGTATGATTGTGTATTGTGATCCTTTAACACCTTTTGTATATGGCACAGAAGTAACACTTGCATTAACTTCTTTAGTCTTATCTAATGCAAAGTAAGTAGGCTGTTCAGCTCTTACAGCATCAAGCTGTGATGTAACATTTCCTATTGATGTAACAAGTTCAGTTTGTCTTGCAAGTAATTCAGTGATTTGCTTTTTCTTATTACTGTTATAATCATTAGGTAAGATAAACTTTTCAGTATTTGTAGTTGTAGTTGCAGCAACTCCTGCTTTTGCTTCTGTTGTAGTAGTAAAAGTATATGTATAAAACAAATCTTCTAATTTCTTTCTATTCTCAATGAACTCATCATTAAGAGTATTTCTTTGAGTTATAAGATCATTAAATTTTTGATAGTACGCAATGTATCCTTGGTACTGTCCTTCAAAAATTCCTAATATAGTTTTTGCATGCCAAACTTGTGGCTCAAGCACTCCTAATCTTTCTTTAAGAAGAATCATTTCATCAATCTTCTTTTTAAGATTATCAGCTTCAGCAAAAACTTTTTTCGACGTATCTACAGGATTAGGTTCTTCTACTACAAATAACTGACTGTTTTTTACACCTTTATCTTTAGTGATTATCTTTTTAACTATACCATCAACTACAGGACAAGTAACAGCAATTCCTCCAACTTCCATAATAGTTTCACCACAAGAAACTTTATCACCGTCATTCTTAATAACTTTTATTTCAGCATATTCGTTTCCGTTAGCTGTTAAACCGTCAAGACTAACTAATGTGACAAGAGTATATTTTGGTGGTGCTAATGCATCTTCTGGTTCTGGTTCTGGTTCTGGCTCAAAAGGAGTGTCAGGTAAAAACTCAGCAGGTAAAAATGGAGCAGGCGGTTTAATATCACACTTTGCATCAATAGCTTCGGATAACTGAATGTTATCTAAAATGTTAGGAACTGCGCTACGAATTTCACATTCATCAACCGCTTGTTTAGCAACCGCTTCAATCTCTTCTTTAGAATAGTTTGGTAGTATATTTGTTGTTGACGCTGGCGCTGATGTAAGAGGTGCAGGAATAACTGCGTTATTTCGAGTTGCTCCTGGGTTTAAACCTGCAGCATTTGCATTCGTACCAATTGTAGCTTTTACAATTTTACTATATGAAGCATTAACCGCGTCTAAAAGTTCAGATGCAGATTTGCCTTCAAACCCAGTGGGCATGTAGGGAACTCCGTCTATAACTTTTGCTTTAGATTTTAGTGCTTCAACTATTGCTTGAGCTGCTGGTGATAGGTCTGCCATGTTTCATGATTAAGGTACTGTGACAGTCACAATGGTTGAGGTTGATGCTGTTTCCGCTGCAGCTGCCGCAGAGGCATTTGCTCCTGGCGAAGGAGGCCATTTAAGATCTACCGCCGCTGATAGAGATTTTAGGAATGCCCATAGCGGTTCTGCACCTACTGCACTAAAATTACCAGTGGGACCTAATTGTGTTAATTGTGTTCCATTTATAATGCAAGTTTCAGCAGTTTCTTCAATTTTGGTAGCAGCGGTTACATTAACGTTTGCTTGTGTAGTGATATTACAGTCCGGACCTATAAGTTCAATAATACTTTGTGAGTCAGCATGTTCTATTGTAATACTTACATCAGGATTAATCGTGATATGCGATTTCTTAAAGTAAATTTCAAATCCTTTAGATGGTGTATAGAAAACTCTCATCTGTTCATCAACATCATACATAAGAACGTGTGAGTTTAGATAAGAATCACCAATTTCATTTTTAACTTCTTGGTTCATATACGCAATACTAAACCACTCTGGATTATAGAGTTCACCATCAGCAAAACTAAGTCTTACTATTGCTTTATTTTTTGGTATTGATATATCGCCAAACCCTCCATCTTCACCTCCTCCAAATGTCTTAGACGAACCTGGTGATGCCCAAGGAATATCTCCATCAGGAATATCATCAAAGATACCAAAAACTTTAACTCGGCAACGCCCTTCTTGAAGCGGGTCATTATTGTCTACGACTTCGCCGTAGAATATCTTTCCAATTATCTCTTCTTTACTTAATCCTTTTATCATTATAAATTAGCTTTTCCTAATGTGGTTGGTGGTACAAGTGCTGCGGTTAAATCAGCTTTTCCTAATGTAGAAGTTTCAGCTGGTGCACCTGATACATCAGCTTCACCAAGATCACTTGTAATAACAGTTGCACCTTCAAGACTAACATTTTGTTGTGTTGCTGCTCTTTTATTTGGAGCAGTAAGATTAGCTCTAGAAGAAGGTATGCCCGCAGATGCAAATGCTTCTAAATTAGTTTTTTGCGGACTAGCCGCTGGTATTTCAGGACCTAATAAATCAACTTTGCTTGCGCCTCCATTATTTATATTCGGAGACTCAAACGTAGTACTACCTAAAATTGTATTATTTGATGGCACCGCAGATAAAATAGTTTTTCCTGGCGGGGTTGTTTGCGTATCTGGTGAAGTTAAAATCTCTTTACCTAAAGTTTCAGGTGGGTTAACCGCTCCTACTAATCCAACATTACCTGGTGAATTAAATTCTGGTGCTGCGCTTTCTAATGTAGTCTGACCAATTAAAGTTTTAACCAAGTTTATTTCTGCACCTGTAAGTTCCACTTTTCTTGCCATCATAGCAGCAATACCTGGACTACTTTGTCTTGTCAATAATCCTTCAATAGCAGCAGCTGGATTATTTAGAAGGTTTTGAGCTGCGTTAAATAATCCAAGAGGCGATGCTCCGTAAACATTTCCTAATAGGAAACTATTTACAGCATTGTTAATTGCGTTATTTGCAAAAGCTGTTGCTCCAGTAAGCGCTTTATTTCCAATCTGACTTAATAGACTACCTGAATTAGGTTTTCCATTTGCGGAATCAAATGCTTGCTGTGTGGTAGCTCTTGTTGGATTAGGCTCATATGAACTTGGGATTGCGGCAGTATCTTTAGCAGTTTGAAAATTTACAGTCTTAGCTTCTTTTGCTGCATCTTTACCGTACGCGTCCCATGTTAATGTATCATCAAGAATTGCTCCAAGAAGACCATACGTATTGCTTTCATGAATTACGCCAGGGTTAATTACAAACTTATTAGCAGCAACAGTATCACCTATGATTCCTACTGTATCTAAATATGGTGGAGCTTCAGTTAAGTCAATTTCACATTGTTCAAATGAAAACTTTATAAAAGTAGCAGCTGACCAAGGTGTTGGTGTTTTAGGCGTAACTAATCCATATTCACGAGGAGTACCTGGTCCTAAATTTAATCCAGCGCTTGCGGCAACTCCAGCTAATGTTGATGTTGCTTTTTGCTGTACAGAAGTACCCACTTTCTTTGCAAGTTTTCCTAATTTTGTAGATGGGTCAGCTGCTGTATCAGGGCCTGGATTATTTGTTGTGTCTTCTGCAACTGCACCAATTTTCATAGGACGGACTTCACTAATGATGATATCCATTTTAAACCAACGCATATGATCTGGAACAGCCCATCTCATCCAATTTGCATCAAACACAGCTTTGCGATAACAGTCTATTAGATATGTCATTTTCATATCAATAGATTCTAATGTTTCTACCGTAATCTTTTTATCTTTAGCTCTCCAGTTAATCTTAGAATCAATTTTCCAAGCATCTGCAAGTCCTGATACTTTTACAAAATACCAAGGGCATTCATTTAATAATGCGCCAAATCCAGTTTCAAACAATCTTATGTATTCAGCTCTCTTATATTCACCACGATTAATTAAGTAGTTATATGTAGAGTATTTGTTACTGTGTGTATATTGACTAGCGTTTTCTTTATCTTTTTGACTATAAGTTCCACAAAAAAGTCCATGCGGCATGTCATCTAAGTCAATTTCATTATTTTGGCTAGTCACTAATCTTATTTGAAATCCCATGTAAGTAGGATCTTGCCAATCTGACATAGAACCAGGTGGTAATGTAACCGTTGAAGGATTACCGTACGTTAAAAAAGATTTGGTTACACTATCTGCGTATTGCATGGTTCATTATTATTTTTATCCGAGAGGAGTTGGCCATTCTCGACGTGTCATTATAAAAGTTTGATAAAACGCAGGACCATTATATTTTCCAGCGTTTTCACCTGTTGTTTCTCTTGGACCTTGTTTATTATATACGAACTGTACGCCATTAATCATATAGTACCCGCTGTAAAATTGATCTAACACTGGAGGTGCACCTCCACCTTGGTCTTGTTCTACATTTTTTCTATCAACACCAGACGCGTCTATTCTTGCTTTAAGTTCATCAGCTTGCGATGTAAGTAAAAGAGGTATACGCTCTCCATTGTATATATTTGGGTTCCAACGTTGTACATTTACTTCAAGATATAACTTTTTTAGCTCAAGAAGGTTTCTTTCATTATGCGCAATGGCAAATGTATACTTATCATGAACATTGGTACTTTGAATACCTTTCCAAACAAAACGATTTTGAGTTTTCCAATACTCCTCAGCAGATGGAGATTTTCCATCTTTAGACTGTTCTTCCTTTTTAGGAAATGTTCTACCTTTTAAAATAATCTTTTTTTGTTCTGCGCCATCAGAAGTCTTAGGATCCACAAAGATATTCCAGTACTTTAAGCTTTTCATATCAAAGAATTGCACATTGTACTTATATCCGTGTTCTTCGTGTATTCTTGAACTTTCATTCTTTGTCTTATATCCTTGAATGTACATGTTAGTACCTGACATATTTGCTAATGAAGTTAAAAACTTACCAATTTGTTTTTGAGCATTTTCAGCTTCGCCAATCTTATCACTGTAAAAATCTTTGGTTAAAGTTACATCAAGAATACCGGCGGCAAGCTGCCCTTCACCTTCTAATTGATTATTTACATTAATAAAGTTTAAATGATAGTAAACATCTATGTAACATTTATAAAAACTGTTTTCATCTTTCCAAGAAGCGGCAGCAATATGTTGAATGTATTCTTCCCAACTACTTCCTGCACATAGCCAAGCTTGTGAATCACTAGTGGATGTTTCATTAGTTGCATAACCCATTTGTAATTCTTGTGCAATTTGATTTAGAACATCAAACGAATTTCCAGTATATGATTTTATAAGTTGGTCTTTAATATGTGGTATAAACAATTCACCTGAAATAGTGGATGTTCCGCCAGCATTATCTTGTCCACCTTCTCCACTTGATACATTCTTAATTATGTAATCATTACGAATTGGCTTAAATGCATTATTTTTAGCACGAATAAAAACACTTAATATATCACCATCTTTTGGATAACCTTGTGACTTAAATGCATCAGTTTTATTTAACGTAAAAATAAATGTTACTTGTGGTAAAAACCCAGTAGCATCAATCATAAAGTAATCTATTTCACCCGCGTCAAAAACATAGTTATTAATTGTTAAAAAGGGGTATGAAATTCCCAATTCATTTTGTACTTGATGCCCAGTAGAAGTTCCTTTCTTATTATCAGGAAGTTTATCACTCGTTCCAGTAAACGCATCTTCTACCTCAAGCCTATCAATTTTTATTTTAGGGTCAAGCAAAGATCTTATAATTGTTTTTTCTGATTGCGCCATTACTTATTATTTAGTCTATTCTTAATTAATCTTGAAATGAATTCGCTTTTTGATAATGGTTTATCGCAATCTTCATCTTGTTTTGTAACTCCAGGACCAAATACAATTTTTCCGTTTCTTACTTGTAATTCAGTATCACCAAATGCAGCGTAATTTGGAGGTAACGCGGGTTGATTACCTTTTGCAGGGTTTGGTTTTCTTGGTGTGTCACGTTTATCAAAAGCACGTAAAGCAGGATCTACGGTAGATTTCTTTTCTGGTGTTATGTATTGATCTCGTATATCAGCTCTTAATGAATCATTAGTAGTTCCTGTTCTCATATTTGCATTCATACTCGGTATATCAAAAGTATAAAGAACATCTCCTTCGTTAATCGCAAATGGATTACATATTTCATTAAATTTAAGTACACCTTCGATTGCTGATAAATAGCCATACATTTTTTGTGTAATTAAATCAGCACGCATAGAATCCTCAGCGGTAACTAAATAATAGTCAATAATGATAGGACGATAACCAATTTGTGAGGTTAACATATCTTTCTCAATAAAGTTAACTATTTCTGTTCCACTTTTATCTTTAACTAAAGGTTTACTATCTTGTGTTTTAAAAAACTCTAACATAATTAAGATTCTTTTTTCGGTGTTGGTTTTGGAACCGCTGGCGAATATCCTGAACCTTGTGAATATAGAGCAGCGTATACAGACCCTACAGTAGGAGCTTTATTTGTTGCGCCGGGGTCAGTTTTTGCTGCTTGTTTTTGGTCAGCGGTTTTACCATCAGCTTCTTTATTTGAAGAAGGATCATTACGTGAATATTTGTATCTTGCTTCGATTGATGTATCTACTGGTGATTGAGAACTTGATGCAAGAGTTTCTTCATAACCTTTAGGTAATGCGTAAATTCTACCTCGTCCTTTGTTAAACATAGATTCAATACCTGCTTTATCACGAGGCATTCCATGTTCAATACTAATTGTTACTTTTATTTCGGCTGGGAAATCATCAGGTCCAAGTTCATCACTAAATTCAATTTTAGCATTAGTCACAATCATATTACCCATCATCATCATTGGATTCATTGGAGGACCAACACATACGTGCCATTCACCAACAGGAGCCCCAGTTAATAATGAGTGAATACCTGTAGTAACTCTGGTTGATTCCGTAACACTGTTTTTCATAAACGCCTTGACGCCACCATTCATTATATCTCTTAAGCCTTCCTCTGGATTAGCTGTAATTGCATTAAACAAGTCACTTATGTTGTCTCCAATAGTCATAAATTGATCTTTCAGTGAAGTCATAAATCCCGCAGGATCTCCACGTAACCAAGCACTTCGCCCTTCTTTCCCACCAAGAAATGGGTCACCTTGTCCAGAACCAGCATTTGGTACGTATCTGTTTTGTCCACCCCAAAACGGAGCAGTTGCTGATGTCATTAACATTGCATTTGCAATAATATCTAATCCTGCTGCTTTTGTATTAATTCCGCCAATACCTCTTAAACTATATTCAAATACAAGATCCATCTTGTGTTCAAACTTCAGTCCTTGTTCACGACCTTTAGTTGTGTTAATTACGTTTACCGGACCAATGATCTTATTTGCATATGGACCATTATTATAAGGATCCGGCGGTGTTACGTTTGGGTTTGTTGTACGTGCATCACCTGATACTAAGAAACCTAGCATTTTTGCTAAGCCAGGCGCTGGGTTATTTACACTTGCAGATTCACCCTGCGTGCTTACCTCCCATACTTTAGCTTCAAAATCTTTCCACTTAAGACCAGTTTCAATAGGACCTAAAATAGAAGATATTTTGTTACCCGTGTCTTCACCTAAAAATGTAAGCATAGTTGCTACCGGTTTTAGTTTATCAAGTTTAAGATCTTTTCTTGCTTCTTCTCCACTTATAACTGCATCATTGACAGGAAACGGATAACGTCTTAATGTGATAAGATAGTTATTAGGAATTTTCTTCCACCATTTTAAAAATGCAAAGTCAGTAAACTTATACGGAAACTTAGCAGCATTAGAGTCATTTGATCTACTCCATGCAACTATTTGATTTACGGTTGGAGCAGAAGAAGGCTGAACTCCAGTACCATCACCTTGCCCAGGTTCAGATATGTTATAAAAACGTATACTGTTTTCTCTGTCTATTAAGTACTTATTGTTAACTTTTCCACCAGCTGCTTGTAAGTTAATATATGAGTTAGAGTTAATTAATGCGGGTACACCTGCAAATTCAATTGCTTTAGTTTGTAATTGTTCTACGGTGAACTCATTTTCCATTTTCTTTTTAGCTGTTTTAGCAGATGCTTCATCAGTTCCTTCGGAAAATGACATGCCATCAACAAGTAAATGTGTATTCTTTGGGTCACCTGACATTGAATAAACAACTTGCCCGTCAGAACCCGTTGCAAAAACAAGACGTAAGTCAGTAGGTTCAAGAGTTTGAATTGGTTTAACGTCAGCAACTGTTGTATTAGGTTGCGGCGGTGTAGGTTGCGGTGTAGGTCGTGGCTGCATGTTTTCGACCCCAGGGAATTGACCTTTTAACGCATTAATAGCTTTTTCCTTCATAGAAGAAACTAGCGTATTAGTGCCACGGCCTGTTTCGTTTTCGGCGTAAATAAATGTTCGTTGTTCTTTAGGTGCATTATCGCCAGGCTTAAAAACAAGAAAGCCTTTACCATTTTTACCATAGCTTACTGCTTCATAGCCGTAAACTTCTTTATTCTCTGCCATTTACTTAAATGATTTTCTTAGACTATAAGTCTATTTTAAGTATATATCATACAAGCAAAATCTAAGGTAATATAAGTCTATTCAGTTTCTTCTAGCCAAGTGACTGGAACTGTGATGCATTCTATAATATGCACTTTCTTAATAGACGGAAAGAATAAGATTTCATCAAAGAGTTCGTATAGTTCTTCATTCTTCCCTTTTTCTGTTAGGAGTATTACACGGCTAACTACCGTATTGTCTTGGCAAAAATGGATTAACCCACGAATAATTTCATCATTAAGATTTTGGTTAACGTAAATAATTGACTGCATCTTTTTGCCTGAGGCAGTCGACGTTATGATTTTCTTGATTTTCTGATTAACAATAAATGAAGCATAATCATCCACCTTTCCAACTTCATACCCAAGTTCAACAACAACTTCATCGACGACAATGATTTGTTGTTTTCTTAAGTTAAGGAAAGCTTTTTTTAATTTGCTTTTATCTTCTATTGTTATGTATAAATTCATTTATTTGTTTTCTTGAAACGGGATTCTTTTTGCGTTTTTCTTTTCCCAACGATCTTGTTCAACTTTAAGTACTGCATCTGCCGCAGCGGTTGCTTCTTCATCATTCATGCCTTCAGATTGAAAACGCTCAATCATTTTAGTGTAGCGAAGTGTTTCTTGTTCAATTTCATATTGTTCACGAGCTTGAACATTTTGTAAATGGATTTGCTTTCCTGAAGCAGCACGTCTTTTTCGTAATTCTGCTTTATCTGCCTCAGACATATTCTGATACATTTTCAGTAACCCTGTTTTTTTCTCAAGTTCTCTTCTTTGTCTTCTGTTATACATGACCTGTTGATTTTAAGTAAAAGTAATTAAATAGTCTAAGAAACGCAGCTAATGCAAGAGTCTCTTCTGAAACTAAAATTTCATTAGATGGCATCATAATTAATTCTGACAGTTCTTCCTTTTTTGAACCATCACCTTCCGGTTTTGATTGTGGTAATCCAGTGACATCTACAGCAAATGTAGGTACTTGTCTATCACTGTCTTTATATGGAAAAAAGTTACCCAAATAAATCCATCTTTGATTCTCTTCAGGCGGTGTAATGAACCCACCTTCTTCAGTTAGTTCACGTTTTGCTGTTGATAATAAATCTTCATCTTCGTTATCAATGGTTCCTGTAATAAGTGTATGACAAAAATCACCTTCTCTTAAAGTGTTATATTCTTTAAGAAGTCCAATTTTACTAATCATACCCGTGTCATCGGTTGTAAACGGCATAACAGCAACTGACATAGTTTTCATCTTAATCTTTTGATGACCTTCTATCTCGATTACATCAAAGTTTTTAAAGCTCTTTAATGTTTTAAACTCTTTCATAATTTTCTAAATTTTCTTGTGTTTCTTCAACAATCTCCGAAATCTCCGGAATCTCAAAGATATCCGATGTTAGTTCAATTGCAATTTGTCTTTTTAGTTCTTCAACCATTTCTGGGGTTATGCTATTTTGTAAATAGCTAAGAACTTGATCTTGCCCATCGTCAAAAGATGCTGCCAACACTTTTATTAAATCAAAAGGTGGGACATTAATTTTTAATGATACGCCAACAGTTTTTTCAGTTTTCTTGGAATTAGTAAGTAATGCTTCTAATGGGCTAACTGTTGGAGCTGTAGGCTGTATAACTTGCGCAGAGCTATCTGGCTGTTGTGTATGTGGTAAATCATTAGTTTGCACCACACGCAAAGGTTCTGGCGCAATATCATTAAGCATAAAAAGATTTTCTGGACTGTCATCAAGAACTTCTATTATGTAATCACCAATCAGGTCATTATTACATCTACTGCCATCAGTAAAAGTAATAAAGTCAATCCCGCCATCATCAACAATGGTACCATCAGATTTTACAACATCTCCGGCTTTTTCACCTTTGATCCACTGATATGTTTTAAGACTCATATTATTTGTTTTAGTATATATTTCACTAGATTTCAAGGTAGTTTCTGTATTCTCGGTGGTATTCGGCCATCCATTCAACTGGGAATCCTTGCGCTGCCCACGAGAGGTACTCTTGCCTAAAATTTTCCAAAACATATTCGATATGGTGTTCATAGTCTCCGTGTGAAAATTCATTTAAAGAAGTAAGAGGTATTCTGAACGTATGTTGAGTTCCTTTAACTCGCCAAAAGAAATTCTTCTGACGGGAAATATCTTTATATCCGTACTCAACTTCCAAAGGTGTCCAACCGTAAGGTTTAACTGACATTTGCCCTTTGCCATACAGTTCTCCAAAATCTTGATGAAATGGCATTCTTTAATTTTCTTCAGGTTGTGCAAAGTTTTCTTTTGGAGTAGTCTCAACAGCTAATAGACACATGTCTAATATTGTTCCTCTACTTTCACCATGTAATTCCATAAGAGCTTCTATATCTTGTTTCATCATACGAATTGCTCCGGCGCCATCTTCTCCATTATTAATTTGGATAATCACGCTATCCCATTCATTAACAACTTCTGGTGTTATGTTTTCAGTATTTTCTGACATAATAGTATATTTTTTGTTTTATTTATATTCACTAAGTGCAAGATAGTTTTTCGTCATAAAAAAAGTTGGACAAACTGTCCAACTTTCTGTCCAAGGTTTATGTTTTTACCAATAGTATGGTTTGGGATAATCTTTTAGAATTAGTTTTTTGTATCCCATCTTTTGAAGCTTTGAAATTAAATCTTCAATATCATATTCAGATGGACCATTTTCTATTTTCTTTTCCATGCAATATTGATCAACCCAATATTCTAAATCTTCTGCATTGGAATTTTTATCAGGGAACTCTTTAGCAAACGCTTTTGCTAAGCCGTCTACATTTAATTCGTCCCAGTCTTTACCTTCATTCATAAAAGATTCAAAAGTTTTAAAATGTTTCATATTATAGGTCTATTTTTATTATCTGCTAATTGTCGTAGCTCCATTTACCGGTGGCTACATCATATATGTTATGTCCTTCAAGCCACACACGTTTCACATCTGGATATTTTTTCTTAATCATAGCTAACACAGCGTCAAAGTTATTTCTAACTTCGTTGCGAAGAACCGTCATAAGTGGGTAACTCATTCGGTTAGGACCTAGCACGTTAAAAGATTTTTGATTAACGGCGTAGTTAATTGATTTGACTAAAGAAGCGTATCTGTCTCCTCCTATAAGTTTTACAAAAGCATCAACATCTTGTTTAGGCAATTTCTTAAATTCGTCTTCAAAGATAGCGTCATCATTGCTTTCATTCAGAAATGACTCATAAGTTTTAATGTGTTTCATTCTTTCCATTTTATTTTATAGACTATTTATCCACATTATTCAGCTTCTTTTTTTCATTTCGTTTTCGAGATGCTTCACGTTGTTTCTCTTTGTGTGCTTCCCATTTAATAGGATCTGCCATAAGTCTAGCCTTTGCAGCTGCGGATTGTTCTCTTTGTTTTTTAAGATATGCCGCAAGTAAAACTGGGTCCGCGTAAATTTTAGCTTTTAGAGCAGCAGACTGTGCTCTTTGCTTTTCTCGGTACTCAGCATATAGAACAGGATCTGCTTTAATCTTTTCCATAAGTAAGCGTGATGCCTCACGATTTTTTTCTCGAGCTAACTCAACTGATTTTTCTAATTCATCAGAATAGTCAAGCATCTCCGGAAATTCTTTAATGTATGCCTCACGTTCAGATTTTGTCATTCTACCATATTTACTAATCTCAAGCTGTAACCAATCAGATTTACGAATACTTACACCTATGGATACTTCTTGACCAACACCCCAGCCAGAATAAGATATGATTTTACCATAGTCTATAATTTCATCAAGTGTAGCTCCAGTGATCTTAAAGAGTTTACATTTTGGATTTTCATCTTTGCCATCACCAAAGATTAGTAAATCATCAAACTTAGAATAATCATAATAACTTAATATCTGAACCGCAAGAAAGATGTTTGAAAGTTCATCTTTATTACGTATACCTTGATGTATTTTTGTTATAAGTTCATTCTTATATGTAAGGAACGTTTCAGGGTGCTGTGATAAAGCCATGATAAACTTTTCAGAATCTGAATATGATAAACCATTTTGTATAAGTGGGTATATGTGTGCTTTTAAATAAGAAGATGACAGTGTACGAAAATCCGGCTCAATGTTAAACATCTTGTTAATTTTATCCAAAGCATCTAAACCATTAGAAACTTTGCCAATTCCAACAAGCCTTCCCATTTTGCCTTTTACCTCAATTCCTCTTTCAGTATCAGGATCCCAAAGATCACCTTTAGTACCTTTTTGAAATGTAGTGAAACAAGATAACATTAATTCACTTGGACCCATATCACCAGGTTGCTCTTTAAATAATTCTTCAAAGAACTCTGAGGCAAAAAAGTTATAATGATTAGCTAGAACTGATATGATATCCACAGGTTCACCGCTTAACGATTCAGAAGAAATGTATGCAGGATTTTTAATCATATCCGTTACCAAGTCAAGATTTTCTATACCACCATTATAGAATGCTTTGATTAAGCGAGCAATTATTTTGGTTCCTGTAGTTCTTGCAGATGGCGGTAGCCTATCAAATATAATGTCAAGAATTTCTGCGAAGCGGTCTTCACAAAGAACGTTCTTAATAGCATTAAGTTTCTCAATGTAGCGTTCATCATTGACGTTTAAAACACCGAGCAATACTTTTTTATTGCTATTTGGTTTCTTAAGGTAAATGTTAGAGCCTTCTGCAGTAATCTCATGATATGTATTAATACTCATAGGTATATAATTTAACGGATAATAAAAGTGTCTTTAATGTCATTAATATTGCTTATTGTTTAACCTGTAGATACTTGTTAAACAGATTTTTAGCATGTTTCCAATCTCTTGGTTTAACATCCATAACCCAGTTAGGAATATACACTCGACCTTCAGATCCGCTAGAGAAACGGATAATCCATCCAGTGTATTTAGAATTGGCAACCTCATCAGTACTGTCAATGTTATGAGATGCCCATTGATAAACTCCGTCAATGAATCCACCGCAAATACTTGCGTATGAAGAATCCCCGATAGTAGAGAAACGATTATAGATTGCCATGTTAAATCCGATGTTTCCGTCCTGCTCTAAGTAATCTTGCATTGATTTCATATTGTGTATAGTTTTATATTGATAGTTAAAATTAATACAAAAAACCCACAAATAAAAATTTGCGGGTCTAAAGTTATTAACAATTTGCTTTTATTTTTTCAAGAGTTTATCCCATTTAGCAATACCTCGTTGAACATTTTTATTTCCTTGGGCCCAGATACCAAATCTAGCATTCTTAAATCCAAAGCTTCCGCCTTGACCGTTTCTAAAAGAAACATAAATGTAAGGCCAGTATTCATTAGAATCATTCATTGCTAATTTACCACCTGTAAGTACAGGATTGTAAATCTGATGTCCTGTTGGTACTACTTCATAAGCACCTTCAAATTTGTCGCCAAAACGTTCAGATGCATTTTTAAATTGCATTTCTCCTTGCATCATAAGCTGAATGTTATTTGGACTCCAGTTCTTATTACCAGGTCTTGCATCAACACCAAACATAGCACGAATACCCAAGTCAATATGCTGCTGCGGTATCTTAATAGCAAATTCATCACCACCTTTTAGTTCATCACCAACATGCTTACGAATAAGTTCTAAGAATTCTTTTGCAAATGGATGATCTCTTAAATTATCAAGACCGCCATACTGTTGAAAGTCAGCAGCGCTTTTACCGTCTTTATGTGAGATATAAATTGGTGGGTTACTCTGAATAACAAATAAGAAATCTGCTTTAGGAACACCAGGCACTTTATCAACATCTTCAAGATCAACTTGAGTAATGTTTCCACCGCCAGAATATAATTCACCCATTAAGACAAGATGAATTGCTGAGTTTGCTTGTTTAAGTTTTTGTAAACTACCACGAATAGCATCAAGAGCCATAGTTTCTTTCTTTAAACTATCTTTAGGCGACCAGAAAATAGCTTCCGGTTTTTCGTCCATTAGTAGTAAAACCAAACAAGCAGCTTTTTCAAATCTGTTAGTAGGTGCTTTGCCGTCTACTAAACTTGTAAGTATTTCGTCTAAAGATTTCTTTGCGTCTTTAGCATATTCTGCAATTTTACCACCTTGCATAGCTCTTACTTTAACAATAGTATCATATACTGTTACATAAGTTGTTTCACTAAACAGACCGGTGTATGCTTGGCCTAATTCAGCTGCCATTTCAGTTCTTGCAAAATTCTTAAGTTCAGGAAGACGCCCTTTTAAGTTTTTCTGAAAGTCTGTAAATATTTTCTTTAAAACTTCAGGTGAACTTCCTTCAAAAAGAAAATCCTCATTGATGAAATCTACGTAATTTAAAAGACTCATTTGTTAGTTGATTATTATTGGTTTAGTGTTTCTGCAGAAATGTATTCAATTACATTACTACCACTAATACTACGGATTTCATGGTCCATCGTCATTCCTTTGAAGTATTCACGCACTAATATTTGCGCTGCTTCTATTGTTTCTGCTTGTATAAGATAAGTCTCTACTTTAGCTCTTAATTTTCCTGAGTCTAAA